CCTTAACGTTCATGGCTGCGGGTAATGCGTGGGGGGTAGGGGCCACCGTTTGACATGATTTGCAGACTGAACGCATGTGCATTGCATGCGTTGATTGCGGCAAGCAGATTTTGCGACAAGGACTTGTCGGGAGAAATCCGCTCAGGTGCGGCCTGTGTAAAAAAACCGCAAGAAACAAAAAGAGGCTGCAGGCATACGCTAAATCAAAGCTTCGCCATTCTTTGGCCTGTCGTCATTGCCAGCAATTGTTTACGTCTGACCGAAAAACCCAAAAGTATTGCTGCCCGCAATGCAGGGTTTTGCAAGCAGGAGGACGGTTTGGCTGTTGTGCGAAAACAAAGCCTGCCGCAAAGAGTTTGAAACTCACCCGTCATTGGCAGCCAAGGGACGCCGTTTCTGCTGTAGGGCGTGCTCGTACAACGTCCCTCTTGTCTGTCACAACCCATCATGTGGAAAGACGTTCCGCATGAAGCACGTCACGAAATCGCCTTGGAGAAACAAAGGAAAATATTGCTGCCCTGAATGCTACCGAGACCACAGGTGGGGCCAAAGCAGGCCAAGAAGGCGATCCAGCAAGCAGGTCGCTCAAGCTTCTTCGCGGCACGCCTTGGCAACGTCGCTCAGGAAGAGGTGCAAGGTGTTTGGCGTCACGTTTGATCCTTCATGCACTCGAGATGAGGTGCTCTCTAGAGACAACTGGGTGTGCCAGAAATGCGGCATTGCATGCAATAAAGAATATGTGATTGACAGAAAGACGGGCCGCGTTGATCAAAAAAACGCCGAGCACGACCACATTTGGCCGCTTTCAGTGCTTGGAAGCCCAGGCAACACATTTGAGAACTCGCAGTGTTTGTGCCGCAGGTGTAACTCAAAAAAAGGAAACACACCAGATGGCCAGCTAAGGCTTTGCCTTGAGGAGAACGCATGGGGAAAAGGGGTCCGCGTCCGACGCCAACAAAACTCAAAGTACTCCGTGGCAATCCCGGCTGTCGCTCCCTGAACAAGAGTGAACCGGAGCCGCCAGCGGACGGCATTTCCATGCCGCCGCACTTAGGCGCGGTTGCTGTCGCTAGGTGGCACGAACTGCTGCCGATGCTTCAGGCTGTCAAAGTGATGACGCTAGCGGACGTGGAAGCGTTGGCTAGGTACTGCGACACATACGAGTGGTGGCTTGCCACCCGTGCAAAACTCAAACAAGAGGGCGACACGTACCCAATCCTGAACGACAAAGGCGAAATCAAATACATCGCCCAGCGGCCCGAGGTTGCAATTGCCCACAAACTAGCCGTGCAACTGCGGCAACTTGAGCAGGACTTCGGATTAAACCCGTCGGCCAGGTCATCGCTGAATGTCGAGAATCCGAAAGACAACACAGACGAAGAAGACCGACTTATGTTCGGCTGAGAAACCGTGCAAGGTCTGTGCCTCGTGCATCGCAGTGCGCTTCTTTGAAAAGCACTTGACGCACGCCAAGGGCGAGCTCGGCGGCAAACCGTTTCTGCTGCAGCCGTGGCAGCGTAACTACGTGCGAGCCCTGTTTGCCGAAGAGAACAACCGCAGGAAGGTGCGCACCAGCCTGCTTGCGTTGCCTCGCAAAAATGGGAAGAGCACGCTTGCTGCGGGAATAGCCTTGCGATGCCTACTAGAGCCTGAGCCAGGGGCAGAAGTCTATTCGTGCGCAGCCTCAAGAGATCAGGCTAGGTTGGTCTTTGATACCGCAAAGATCGCGGTTGAGCAGTCGCCAACACTGTTGGCACAGTTGAAGGTGTACCGAAACGCCATCGTGCGAGAGTCAACGCACGCAACGTATAAGTCACTTTCCGCCGAGGCTGGATTGCAGCACGGGCTTTCGCCTCATGCCGTGGTTTTTGATGAGCTCCACGTAAGCAATCGTGAAATGTGGGAAGTGATGCTGTCTGGGCAGGGGGCAAGACGCAACCCGCTGACGGTTGCATTGACTACCGCAGGCTACGACAGAAAAAGCGTCTGCTGGGAAATCTGGAAATACGCGGAGGCCGTCGCAGCAGGGGCCGTCAAAGACGATACGTTTTTGCCGATGATATGGGCGGCAGATCCTGCTGCTGACTGGAAGCTGGAAAGCACTTGGGCATCTGCCAATCCCAACCTGGGCGTTTCGGTGCGTCTGGATTTCCTACGCAGCGAGTGTGCTCGGGCGGTTGAGATGCCGACATACGAAAACACTTTCCGGCAGCTGTACTTGAACCAGTGGACAGAGCAAAGCACAAGGTGGCTGCGGATGGATCACTGGGCGCAGGGCGACAAGCCTTGCCCTGTAGCTCTCGTCGGCCGCGAGTGCTGGGCCGGGCTGGACTTGGCCACCACGTTTGACACCACGGCCCTGGTGCTGCTGTTTCCCTTGGACGATGGCACGTTTTGGATAGAGCCGCACTTCTGGATTCCAAGCGAGAACGCCCACCAGCGAGAGCGACGCGACAAGGTGCCATTTTTGACGTGGCAGCGGCAGGGCCATCTGACGATGACTGATGGCAACGTCACGGACTTCGACAAGGTGCGGGCGGACATCAACGCGATAGCCAGCAAGTATCGCTTCAAAGCCTGCGGACTAGATCCGTGGAATAGCGCTCAACTTGGGCAGCAACTGCAAGGAGATGGCCTGCCCATGCGAGACTTTCGGCAGGGCTACGGGTCTTTATCCGCGCCTTCAAAGCAACTTGAAAACTTGTGCGTGGCCGGCAGGCTGATGCACGGCGGGCATCCAGTGCTGTCGTGGCAGGCGTCTAACGTAGCGATTCAACAGGACAGCGCGGCAGGAAACATCAAACCGAGCAAAGCCAAGTCAACGGAACGCATTGACGGCATCGTTTCGCTCGTCATGGCTATTGGGTTGTGGCAGCAAGCAACTGCGCCGGCCCCTGAGCAACCTTGGGAAATCCACACGATATGATCGCCAATGCCGAAACGCCCGAGAAGTCATACCGCATCATTGATCTGCGTGGCTCGTACGGCGACGGGTGGAGCGAGTCGCCTGCTCGAGGCCCGGCCGGGGTTCGCATCACGCCCGAGACGGCGCTGCAGTGCGCGACGGTATTGGCGTGCGTGCGGCTCATCGCAGAAAACTGTGCAACGATTCCGCTGCACCTGTACCGGCGGCTGGCAGAGGGCGGTAAAGAGCGTGCCCGCGATCTGCCGCTGTACCGGATTCTTTCGCAGGCACCCAACGGCTGGCAAACGTCGTTTGAGTTCCGCGAAATGCTCACTGCTCACTGCCTGCTCTACGGCAACGCCTACGCCGAGATCCGTAGCGGTTCCGCCGGGGCTGTCACCGAGCTATGGCCGCTGCACCCGTCACGCATGAAGGTGACGCAACTCGAGGACGGCACGTTGCGGTACTGCTACCGCGAGCAGAACGGCACCGAGTCGTACTACCGTCAGGATCAGATTTTCCACCTGCGGTGGCTGAGCCAGGACGGCGTGACCGGCATGCTGCCAATCACGCTCTCGCGTGACGCCATCGCCCTGGCCCAAGCCCTTGAAGCTCACGGTGGCAGCTACTTCGGCAACGCCTGCCGGCTGTCAGGGCTCATGGAGTCCGACAACCCGATCACGGTTGAGACTGCCGAGCGTCTGCGTGAGCAGTTTGAGCGTATCCATCGGGGTGCTGATCGTGCCCACAGGACAGCTGTGCTGCCGCAGGGCGTGCATTGGAAAGACGTACAGGCGAGCAACGAGGCGAGCCAGTTCCTTGAGACGAGGGCGTATCAGACGGTTGAGATTTGCCGTGCGTACCGGGTGGACCCGTCGTACGTGCAGGACAAGACCAAGGTGGGCTACGCGAGCCAGGAGCAGGCCGCCATCGACTTGGTGCAGCAGACGCTGTTGCCGTGGTTCCGCCGTTGGGAATCCGCGATTACCCGCGACTTGGTGACGCAGGACGACGTGTACTTCGCTGAGTTTGACACTCGCGGCCTGCTGCGTGGCGATTTGGCCGCCCAGGGCGCGTGGCTGCAAACGATGCTGACCACCGGCATCTACAGCGTCAACGAGTGCCGTGAGGTTCTGAACATGAACCCGATTGGCCCAGAGGGCGATCAGCGGTACATGCAGATGAACCTGACCACGATGCAAGGCATCGCGGCCGATGCCGCCGTTGGTAATGCTGGCGAGCCTGCCCCGGCCGACAATCTGCCCGTTTCGTACACCGACGAACTGCTCAACGGCGAGACGCCACCGGAAGGTGCCGTTAAGCCTGCCGGCCCAATGCCACGCTCGCGCAAGCCCCGCAAGAAGAAGTGAGCCACATGGACAACCTTGAACGCCGTTCCGTTGCCCTGCCGCTGACGCTGGAAACCCGTGACGCCGGCAAGGCGTACATCGGTGGCTATGCGGCCAAGTACAACGTCCGCAGCACCATGTTGGGCACGTTCCGCGAGCAGATCATGCCGGGGGCGTTTACCCGCGCTCTCAAGGAGCAGGCGCACCCCGTCGTGGCGTTGTGGAACCATGACCCTAACTTTGTGCTGGGCTCAACCCGCAGCGGCACGCTGACGGTGGACACGGATGACGAGGGTATGCGGTACAGCGTCGAGGTGCCCGACACGCAGCTGGGCCGGGATCTCTCTACGCTCATTGCTCGAGGTGACGTGTGGGGCTCAAGCTTCGCCTTCGTTCTGGGCCGTGGCCCTGATTCAGAATCGTGGGACAAGGACGAGGACGGCGTTGCCCTGCGAACCGTTCACGAGGTGGAAGGCGTCTATGACGTTTCTCCAGTCCTGACGCCAGCGTATGAACAGGCCACGACGGGCGTGGCGGTTCGCAGCTATGAGCGGTTCTTGCAATCGCACCGACCGGCGCTGAAGCTGCCGGCACTTCTACGGAATGCGAAGTCTGAGAAGGCGATTCGTAGGTTTTTGAGGCAGCATGGCCACAAAGTCGGGTGATGTTTGCGAGTGCCGAGCGGCACGCTATGGCGTGTATGCGTCGGTGGACAAGGGCGGCGTCTGCACTCGTTATCTGAGATGTCCCGCATGCCGAAAGACGGCCAAGCACGTCGTGAAGTCGTGCGAAATACGCCGTCGCTCTGTACCTAGTTAGGTACTCACGTCACGCCCTGCTTCTGCAAGGACTGCCCGGCCCGGCTCTACCGTGCGGATAGGTCAACACACCTACCGCACACAGGAGCCACACACATGGCCGCCAGCAAGGTCAAGGAACTTCTCGACGAACTCGCCGCCACGCTTGCCGATCTCGGCATGCTCGATGAGCAGGGCGAGGCCGAAGAGGCCACCGAGAACGCTGATGGCACTCCGGCGGATCGCTCCGCCGTTGAGGCCGTTGAGGCCCGCCAGGCCAAGTACGACGAGCTGCTGGCCAAGGCTGAGCGGATCAAGGCCGCCATTGCCAAGAGCGAGGCCGCTGAGGCTCGCAAGGCCGAACTGCTCAAGACGCTTAACCGTGCGACCCCTGCTCACTCGGAGGCTGCCGTGAACAAGCCCAGCATCTACCCGATTTCTCGTCGTGGCTCTCTCAAGGCGTTTGAAGATTACGAGACGGCATACAAGTGCGGCCAGTGGCTCAAGGCGAGCGGTGGAGATGCCGAGGCAAAGCGGTGGTGCCGCGATGCTGGCATTGAAGTCCGCGACATGGGAGAGCAGGTCAACTCGCTCGGCGGAGTGACCGTGTTTGATCAGTTTGAGAATCAGCTGATCCGCAGGGTTGAGCAATACGGTGTTGCTGCGAACATTTCGCAGAAGATCACCATGACTACCGATACGGTTCTCGTGCCTCGCAGATTGACGGGCGTTACGGCAAGTTGGATCGGAGAGAATACGACTATCCCGACTTCCGACCCGACCGCAACGATGGTGCAGCTGGTCGCCAAGAAGCTGGCCGTTGCAACTCGAGTTTCAATGGAACTACTGAACGATTCGGCCATGATTGCTGACTGGCTCCTGGCTGAATTCAGCCTTGCCATCGCAAAGCAGCAGGACGATGCCGTGTTCCTTGGTGACGGAAGCAGCACCTACGGCGGCATCCGTGGCCTTGCTCAGTTGACTGACGGCACGCACGCCGCGAGCGTGGCGACTGCGGCTACTGGCAATACGACGATTGCGGCCCTGGATATTGACGATTACCTCGCCGCAATGGGCAAGATTCCCAGGTACGCGATTGGCACGTCAGCCTGGTACATGCACCCGAGCGTCTATCACAACAGCGTTCAGCGGATGATGCTGTCAAGTGGCACGGCCGGCAGCGGAACCATCGGCGCTCTGGCGGGTGGGAACACCGCACAGAACCTTGCGAACAGCACGCCAACGACTTTCCTTGGCCTGCCTGTTGTTTGGGTGCTGTCGATGAACTCGGCTCCCACGACCGGCCAGACCTACGCCTACGTTGGCGACGTGTCGCTCGCGGCCATCATGGGCGAGAAGGCTGGCGGGGTTCAGATTGCCTCGTCTGACGACCGCTACTTTGAATATGATCAACGTGTGTACAAATGTTCAGTTCGCATGGACTGGAACCTGCACACCGCCGGCGATGCGACCACCGCTGGCCCCGTGATCGCTTGCAAGCTGGCCTGAGCCTGACACCTTCCTAGGAGACAACTGACCCATGAATCACATTTCTTTGACGAAGAGTGCTGTCAAGGCTGCGTCGAGCGTTGCGGCTTCGGTCACGCACTCGCACGAGATCGACACGGTTGGCTTCAAATATCTGAGCGTTGACGTGGTGTACTCGCCGTTCACGGCGGCCACTTCGGCCTACGCAAGCGTGCTGAAGGTTCAGGAGTCGGACACCAGCGGCTCTGGCCAGGCAGACGTGTCAGGACTTTCCGTGACTGCCGGTGCAGGTTCAACAACCGGGGCTAACTACGGTGCCGTTGCCCGGTTTAATGTCGATCTGCGTGGCCGCAAGCGTTACCTGACGGTGGTGACGAGCCCCGGCAATACCGTGGCCATCGTGACTGACGCCCGACTCAGCAAGGGCGAGCAGGGTGCGTACGACGCCACCACGGCCAATGTGAACGACTACAAGTCGCTCTGACGCTTGACGCCAATAGTAAAACGCCCAAGAGCGGGCGGCTGGGTTCGCCCGGCCGCCCGTTTGGCGTTTACCAAGGAGCACTCGTGAAGTTTCGCGTCGGAAATATTGAGCACGATCTGCGAGTTGAGGCGGCCTTCTCGGTGCCTCGCTTAGGCTTTCAAGACAACTTCTTCTGCACGATGCAGAGCCTGCTGCCGCTGAACATTCGCCCTACGAAGTTCACGGGTGCGTTTTGGGAACAGTGCCTAGATCGCGTGCTGCTGGACATGATTGACCGCACGGACTGGGTTCTGGTGGTGGACTTCGACAGCGTGTATGAGGCAGACACCATCCAGCGGCTGATGACGGCGGCGCTGATCAGCGGGTACGACGCTGTGGCCCCGCTGCAGACGAAGCGTGACGAGGGCGTGCCTATGTTCACGCCCGAAGGCCACGACGGCACCATTGGCACGGTGCAGCTGCCAAACGCATGGTTTGAGGCGGTGATTCAGCCCGTTGAAACTGCCCACTTTGGCTGCACGCTCATTCGCTCGTCAGCACTCAAGCGGACTCCCACTCCGTGGTTTCTTGGCACTCCACGTCCTGATGGGCATTGGGGTGATGCGCCGCCGGGAGAGGTTTCAAGGCGCGACCCAGACATTCACTTTTGGGCGCAGTTCAAGGCCGCCGGCAACACACTTGGCATTGCCCCGCAGGTGGCCATTGGCCACGCGGAACTCAAGTTCACTTGGCCGGGCCGGGATCTCAAACCCGTCTATCAGTCGCCTAGCGACTACTGGAACAAGGGTGGCCGCAGGCCGCCCGAGGCGTGGGGCAGCATTGAGCACGGGGAGATGAACGCATGAGAGATGACCAAGCCCGCATCCGGTTCGTTCGTCCCTACCAAGCGTACAGACGCGGTGACGTGATCGTGATGGATCGCGGCCCAGCCAAGAGCCTTGTGCTGCACGGCTACGCCGTCAACCACGTTGAAGAGCAGCCCCTGCTTGAGGTGGCGACAGTTGAGCACCGCGACGTGGAAACTGCAGACGCCCCGCGTAGGAGAAAGCGCCGATGAGATACCGCAGCCTCGTACGTGCCACTGAACCCGCCAGCAACCCCGTAACGCTGGCAGAGGCCAAGCTCCACCTGCGTATTGATTCGTCGGTGGAAGAAGACGACCTGATTGGCAACCTCATCACGGCGGCTACCCGCTGGGCTGAGGACTATTGCGACCGGACGTTTTGCAATACGCGGTTGCAGATGCAAGTGGACTCTTTCTACGGTGCCATCGGTTCGCCCGTGCAGTTTGGGCTGAAGGCCGACGGAAACAACGTTGATGGCCGCCAAGGCACCGTGCCGCAGCTAGACTTGGAGTTGCCACGCCCGCCGATGGTGACGGCCGGAACGGCCACGGCCATTACGATCACGTACACGCCTGCTGTTAGCGGCACCACGGCTACGCTGAGCGCCACTTCGTACCGGGTGGACCGCGAAGCCACGCCGGGGGTTTGCCGCCCGCTGTACGGCGAAACGTGGCCCTCTCACCTTGTCGATCAGAACAGCGTCACGGTGACGTGGTGGGCTGGCTACTCGGCAGACGGCACAAGCGTGCCGGCACCTGTTAAGTCAGCCATCTTGATGCTGGTTGCCCACCTTTGGCGCAACCGTGAGATGGCGACCGAGACGGCATTCAGCGAAGTTCCAATGGGCACCAAAGCCCTGCTCGACACCATCCGCTGGGGCTCCTACCGATGATCGACGCTGGCGAGCTCACCGAGCGAATCACGATTGAGAAATCAACTAACACCCAGAACGAAGTTGGCGAAAACACGCTGACGTGGAGCACGTTTGCGACCGTATGGGCCAAGGTTCAGTCACTGTCTGGGCGTGAGGCGGAGCGGTACGCCGAGATTGTCGGATTCTCTGGACACAAAATCACGATGCGGCCAGTTACTGGATTGACTTCGGCCATGCGAATCATCTACCGCAGCCGCACGCTCGAAATTGGTGCAATCAACGAGTTTGACCGCATCCGGTATCTGGATGTGATTTGTACAGAGAAATCACCGGCGGAGATACCGCAATGAGCGTTGTTGAAGCACCAGAAGCCTTTATCTACCAACGGCTTGGCGGCCACACCAGCGTCAGCCAATACGTGGACACCAGAATCTACCCGATGGTCGCTGCCATGGGTGCCACGCTGCCGCTGATCGTGTATCAACGGACTGCTGTTGAGCGTCCGCAGTCGCTGGCCGGCAACGT